ATATCTTCTCAGAGTAATCTCCATATTGACTTTGGAGTTTTGCTCTTGTTTCTACCAACTTGTTAAGGTTGATAGTAATCTTCACATCATCATCAATCATAATTAAATCCAATCTGGTTTTCTGGATGGGTCACGTAAATAATTAGATGCAGCCCAAGGTTTGCTCCTAATGTAATTTTTGTAAGCAGTAAAAGTGTCAATGCTTGTGTCATGTTTATACTCATCTGGCATTGCACGAACAAAGGATGTTGGGGATGGTGACTTTGGAAAAATTATATCAGCATACTCTAAAGTCAACTGACATGAATGTTCCTTACCATATCTATGAGTATACTCAGCACATAGGGCAAGACCATGCTCTATTAACCAAGTATAATTATTTTGAGCCCATATAGTGCAAGGATGATTCCTGAATGCACCTTTGGCAGTGGCATACCATGTACCAGTTTTTTTCTTAGGTAAATGACCAAAACCATGACCCCAACTAGCAGATGCTACAATAGAGAGCATTTGACAGGTCTCTAATGGCATCTTGACCACATGTTTATCAGGTAATACTTGTGCTGATACAACAGGATCTGGGTCAGTCACAAAGATGTTCATTGTTTAGTAGTGTTGCTACGTGTCCTGTTTATTATACTAATAAATTTATCTCCTGCAAATGTTCCTCCCAAACACACATCAATCTCATCACCATCTTTCCAATTAACCTCACCATTCATCTTAGTATGTTGCATTAATACTGCAATCTTGTCAATGACTTCTTGAGTTAATCTCATGATCCAAAGGTAGAATCAGGTTCTAATGCTACATAATACTTCAAATCATAATCCTTACTTACAAATTTAGACATTAACTTTTGAGAAATAGATACATCATAAGTACCTGGAAGAATTTTAATATTCTCAATCTTAAAGTTAAATGTAAATTCTTTATCTGTCTCCCCTACTATTACAGAGAAACTATTAGATGTATCATTCTTTTTATCTCTAACAACTAATTGAACTACACCTGCACCACCAACAGCACAAAAATCTGGTAATTGATATACTGCTGCTGCCTTAAGAAGTTTATCTAATTGATTAGTACTCAATTCAAATGAAACATCTACAGAAGGAATCTCAATTTCCTTATCAGGTGGAGTAACAATTACTCCAGGATCAGCAAAAAAGTACTTAGAACGCATTCTACCTTCCTTTATCACCAAATGCCCATCATTAGTAAAATCTAAATCAGGACTATTATGAAGAGTTAATCCATTAAGAAATTGATTAAGGTCATAGATACCAAAATCTTTTGGTAAATTCTCACCAATAGATGCTTCTGCGTAGATATTCTTCATCACAGAAATTGTACGCAATTTACTACCTTGTTTAAATAAGATAGATTGATTGATGGTGGAAAAATTTTTAAGAAGAGAAAGAGTAATATCAGAAAGTTTCATAACCACGGGTCGGAGTTTCATTTAATTGCCCACTAAAGTGATAAAGTAGGAGTGTGTAATGTAATGCTTTTAGTATATCACGTTTTGCTTGCCCCTTCTTATCATACCTACTCAGATACTTAATGGCATTAGATCTACAGAATGATTCTGCATCTCCTACTGACTCAATAAGATCTAGTGTCTGAACATTATTTTCCTTAGAAGTATAGTGTCCATTGTATGTTGTAGAAATATAATTCTTAAGAGCTTCTATAGACTCATCTTCTTTATATTTTCTAGTACAATCTTTTTGTATTCCTGGTGTAGTGACATGATGTGCTATTGCATCATCATTATCAGAAAGTGTAGTAAATGCTGTAGGATAATCATCTGGCATCTTAATATTAATACTCTCAGCATGTGGCCAAGTGTCAGCATAAACAGAATCTCCTATAGAATCTCCAGCATAAACTGAATCAGTATCTATTTTAAGTTCTGTGCCAGGTTCCATATAACATAGATCTGGGTCCATGTCCCAATTTACAGTGCATCCATCTAGATTTAATCCACTCAAATCTAGAGTCTCATGGTTGCTGGTATCAATAGTAATAGTATCAATCTGATCAGTAAGATCAAAGTTAATAAAATCACCCATTGATGCAGTATTACCTGATCCTACTGTGATAACAGGATCTTTCCAATCAGTATCTTCTTTGTCAGATTTTGGTTTTGGATCATACTCATCACT